GCTGAGTGCTGGATTGCCCTGAAGAGATACTTTATAATCCCCGCTCCGCTGGCCCCTTAGCTCAGTGGTTAGAGCAGGCGACTCATAATCGCTTGGTCGCTGGTTCAAGCCCAGCAGGGGCCACCATTTTTTCTCATTAATATCAGCAAGTTACCATTAACATTCTTGTTTTTCATGTTTCGTTGAAACACATAGTGTCGCAAAAGTGTCTCACTGACTTTTGATGCCTCAGTCAGCTACGCTTTCACAAGTGGGCATGTAAGTGCTAAAACATTCTTTAACTTTGTTCAGCTGTTAAAAACTTTTGGGGTAGTTATGAGTGAAGCTGTATACATGTCGGTGATTGGCGGATACCTAGCACTCATGGGCACATTCACAAAAGTTGCATATTCTGACCCCAGTTTTTATTTGGATTTTCTTGAAAAAATACTTTCCAAAATCTCTGTTTATTTATCTTTTATTATAGGTTCATTTTGGATTGGCTTATATGTGAGCCGCGCTTATGCAGAGAGGAATTTAAACCTTTCACCTGAACAATCAAAAATCTATTTATCTGATTATAGTAGCTTTACCTTTCCATTATCATTGCTTTATTTTGCTTGCTGTGCTGCTTACGTATACAGCTTCTTTCTGCTATTTCTTGCTGAAAATAAAAAACGTTCTACGCATCGATAGTAAGTGCAGTTTTATCAGAATTTAAATCAAGACAAATATCACTTATACGATTCCAATCGTTTAAGTTTGCGCTCCCAGTCAGCATAAGCGGCCTGCCATGCCTCATTCTCGTTTGCAAATGGCTTGTCTGCCACAGGAAGCCATTCCAGTTTGTTATTTTTTACATGCTTGAATCTAACATCCCAATATTCTCCGCGTGGCCATAGAACGTATCTGCTACCCGGTCCCCAGCGGTCATTCCAGATCGCATCGTCAGTCAGCTTTTCTCCACGCTCCATGAACATAAATAGCGCGCCATTGAGTGAAAAACGTCGCATTTTGTCGCCCTCTTGCCAACAACCACACTGTACATAAAAACAGTATATAGCTTACTAAGTTTTTCAGTTTTACAAAATGTCTTCAAACCTATGTGACCCTTGCCCTGACTGGGTTTAATGATTTGTCACAAACTTCTTATAGAGATCCGCTTGAGATCCAGAAAATGACCTAAAATAGTCAATGACTATATAAATCAATAACCTGCAATTTATGCGAGATCCATTTGAGATCCAGAAAACTGAAAATCACTGAAATTCTTTTCATTCTTTTCAGTTGGAGAACTCTGGCAGAAAGCCAGCAGCCGTGCGGGCTGGCCATACCGTTTGTAAAAAAATCAAACTGCAAAATTTTTATGATGCAAAACCTGCAGGCGGGTGCGGTGTAGCGCCGATTTTGTCTGCACAGCGATTATTTTGCCGGGGCTGACGCCCAGCCAGTCCCGCGCTGTGCGGGTGATCTGTTTATGGTTGTCGTGCGAGATGGCTGCGCATGTGCGTGGCGCATAGTGCGGCTGAGGCGTTCTGGTGACGGGTAATAAAAAACCCGCTGTGATAGCGGGTCAGTGTGATGGCTTAGCCAATGACGGGGGAATACTTCTTACTGAGCGCAGCGGCCTGCTGGCCACTCTGTGCGATGGCGCTGCTGTTCGTGGGCTGCCCGGTTGACGGGTGCGTATGGCTGGCCAGCTGGTCAGCCAACTGCTGCACCAGTGCCACGGTATCGAGCATCAGCTGGGCCACGTTAATCTTCTCTGAACCAATCCACACCACTGGCGCGATAATTTCCTGACGCGTCCCGGCAATGCTCTGGCGCAGCTGGCCGATTTTCTCAGTCAGTGCCTGCCCTACTTTTATCGCCGCGCTGCCCGTAACGTCCGATTCGGCATTGCCGCCCACTGTAATCAGCTGATTCTGCTGTGCGGCCACGCTGTAACTGCCGGTTGTTACGTGCTGAATGGCTCCGGCCATCAGTGACGCCGTGCCAATCACCGTGGTCCTGTCCGTGGCTTTGACTGTCGTTTCCCTGCTGACCAGCTCACGCGTTTCCGTATCGGCTTTAACCTCCCGGCTCATGGACGTTTCACGGATGGCCTGATCGGTCTGGCGCTCCCAGTCTCCGGCCTGCGTTACGCGCTGTGAGACTTCCGCGCGCTGCTGCTGCAGCTGTTCGCCCGGCTTCACGTCCGGCAGGCTGGTCCCGTTGGGCATGGTCTGTCGCACAAACGGCTTGTCCGGGCGTCCGCCAGTAAAACCGACCTCAACCAGCGTACCCTCTGGCGGGAACTGGAACATACCGGAATCATTACCGGCCATCGGTACGGGTAACGGCACGGCAGGATAAACCGGCGTAATGCCGTCCGGATTGCCGTCAGCATCAAGCAGCTGCAGATCGACGGCGTAGCGTGGCCTGAAGGGGTCAGCAAAGTTTCCGCTTTTAACCGCCTCTGTCGGGGCAACAACGCGCGCCATTTTAGGCAGGTGCAGGCCGCTGGCCAGCTCCGGGTAATAGCTTTCAACCTGACGCTGCACCGGTGTTTTCTGCAGCGGCTGGCCTGTTTTACGGTTTCGCGGCGTCCAGGTGATTGTCATGGTGTCGCTGTTCAGCTGCACCTTTGTCACGCGCTGGCCGTTCACCTCTACGCCCGGACGCAGTGACTGGATCACAGGTACGGTCATCGTATTACCACCGGCAGTGGACTGGCTGAACTCCGGCGGAATGTCCACCGGCTTACCGGCAAACAGCGCCTTTTCAGCGCCGCCCAGATACATGCTGCCATCGGGCAGCTGATACCACATGTAATCGGTAATCCCGAAGGCGCGCCCCAGACTGGCCAGCAGCTGAAATCCCGTGCCGCTGTGCGTGAAGTGCGGGATCGGCCTGTCGCTGTAATCAGCCTGCGGCACGGTGACGGTCAGACCGCTGTGTTCTTCCAGCCAGGCGGCAATCTGGCGAAGCGTCGGGTGTTGGAAGGCGCACGGCCAGGCGCGATCAAATACGCCGCACAGCTCACGGATGAAAAGTCGCTGATAGCCGGTTTCTGAAGACTGCGAGCGCTCCACGTATCCGGTAAACCAGCGCAGCAGCCGATCAGGGTAGCCGGTGTCAATGCGGACCATTTTGCCGGTGTAATCTGTGCTGGTCTTTGCCGTGATAAAGCCACGGCCACAGCTGTTAAGCTCCAGTACCAGAGCGGCATCCGTCAGATGCACTTCGTCAGTTGACAGGTAAAGTCGGGTTACAGGTTTCATCGCTATTCCAGTGCGTCATTCACAGGCTTAAGCACTTTGCGCTCAAACCACGTCATTTGTTCTTCGCTTTCGCCTGCGGCCTGCGTCCCGCCTTTGCCATTGCCGGTCTGTTTGGTGGCCGTGGTTTTGCCGCTTACGCGCGCTTCACGCTTTTCCTGAACGCTCACATGCTCCGTCAGCGTGAACGTTATCAGCCAGGACATTTTTCCTTCCTGCTGCGGTGCGTCCACATTGCCGGTGAAAGTCGCCTCGCGAAAACTTACCGCACGCGCTACCTCATGCGCCACGCGGTATTTCTGCCGCTGGCCACTGGCATCAGTTGCAGACGCCAGCTCAAAAATGCGCTTCAGCAGGGCAATATCACTGAACCCGATTTCGCCGCTGATCCGCAGCTCCTTTCCCTTGATACCCTGCTCTGCCTTTGCCGTTGAACTGGTCTGCCCGGACTGGTCTTTGTCCTGAAAAGCCATTGAAACGGTCACCCGCATATTTTTAAGCGGGATGCCCTCACCGTTAAGCGCCAGCGTCGGGTTTGTACTCATGGATCATGCCTCTTATTCCTTCAAGATTGTCACCGACCAGCATCACCGCCGCAGTATGCACAGCGGACGGCTGCGGAATGTCTTTAACCAGCTGCGTGAGTGTAGTCACCACGTCGCCGCTGCCGGTAAACACCCATGCCCGTGCGCTTTTGCCCTGCAGATCGCCCAGCCCGGCGGCAATGTCTGCCAGCATGGCATCACGCTTCTGGCCAAACGCAGCCAGCTGCGCTTTCAGGCCGTCAAGCCCTGCCGCCGCGCCTGCTTCGCTCTGTGCCTGTTTAACGGCAGCGGCTGCAAACGCGGCGCGGCTGGATGGCACGGACAGCGGCACTGACGGCGGCAGCGCAGCGCTCATACCTGCAGGCAGCTGCATCTTTTCCGTGGCCAGCGTGGCGGCTGACTGCGCCAGCCGCTTTACCTGCACAAACGCCGGTGCCGGAAAAACCTCAGTCAGCTGGTTCAGTGAGGACATAAAACTGTCATGCGTCTGGCTGGCCACCATCAGAATCACCACATCAGACTTTCCACCGGTGCCCGCCAGCTTCTGCGCCAGATAAGCAGTGGCGTTAACCGGACTCAGATACGCGCCGTTATCAGTTTGCTGTCCCAGCCCGTAAATCCACGGATGCACCGGGACCATGCTGCAGTTCAGCGCGGTCACTGCATCCGTCAGCGCCAGCCGCGCCTCACGCCACATCATTCAGCTCCGGCCAGACAATGTTATCCGGGTCTGAAACATCAAGCTCAATCAGATCAAGGCGGTAATTTTTCAGCGCTGTCAGACGGGCTGACTGCTCAGCGGTTGCCCTGCCCAGTTCAACCGCATCCAGAAGCGGGGACATTTCCGTAACCGCATCCGAAATCAGCGACAGACGTTTTTTATCTGCCAGCTCAACCCGTTCCGCCTGGGTGTATGTGCGCGGCACGATTGCGGAACCGTCAAACATCCATGAACCATCAATCGAGATACTTTCGGGAACCGCTTCTTTTTCAACTTCTGCAACGGAATATCCGCCAGGGTAAAGGCGTGATGCATCAAACCCGAAAGAACGGATCACACCCTCGGTGTCGTAGCAGACTTTCAGCGTGTCATCACTGAAGCGCGTGCGGTGAAAATACCAGTCCTCACCTTTCTCACTTTGAAAATAAAGCGCGGGGATCATCAAATCCGCATATTCCGGAATGTACTGTGTGAAATTTTTAAGGATTAACATCATGCTGTATGCCCTACATTTACCCAGCCTATTGACGGATAATATTTCTGAATCGGACGGTAAAACACCGTATCTCCACCGGGGTTATCGCCTTCATAATTCCAGCCGGTCATCACACAACCACCGGGAACACGCTGCTGACCATTTTTAACAATGAGGAACGCACCTTCGCCACCCAGAGCAACATCAGAAACCCTGTTAAGCTGCGCATCATTCGCTTTATTCCACGCATCATTAGCCCTGTTGTTAGCATTGTCTGCATGTGTGGTAATGGATCTCAGCGCCCCATTTAAATTAATGTTATTCCAGTAGCCCCGAAAAATACTGTTAGTACCACCGCGCTCAACGATGTCACCGTTTTCCTGATAAACGTGGCCATTTCCGCCCCATGAAATAATCAGATTTGACTGAATAGTGACGCCGTTCGCAAATGTGACCTGTCCCGTATCGTGGTTAACCGATAGCGGACGTAAATCATTCCATGAGCCATAGGGATCGCCGGGTTTTGTAAACATCAGGTAAAAATTACTTCCATCAAATCGCCAGAACTGGGCACGCCCGTTTGATGATACGATCCTGTAATTATCGGGCTGACCTGAAACCGCCTTGCCGTTCAGCCGAATAAAGCAATCAAGTGAGGACGGGTTTATCTGAATATGGCCACCATTGAATTCAGACATCAGGCTGCCCGTATTAACTACGTTTCCGTCTTTAATTTTTTGAAAGAAGAACGCGCCCCCATAGGTATTTCCCGGTTCGGCACGCGCGACAACGTTCGCTGATACGGCTAAGACATCCCCTTTTGCCTCAAGCGAACCATCCAGCACGCCACCTTTCTGCGAGTAACGCCCGTTTGCGTTGTCCATCGCTGCCTTAACGGCTTTTGGCGTGGCGGCCAGTTTTTCGCTATCGCTGGCCGTTCCACTGAACAGTTTTACAAAGCCCTTTTCCTCAAGGGTTGCATCAGGATGATTTCGTGATTTCTCATGCGCAGTCAGGGCATTGCTGGAAGCCTGTTCGTTCAGGCTGCCTTTTGGCCGCAAATCGGTAATGTTCCCGGCAGCGTCAATGCTCGCCAGCGCTGACACGTAATGCTTCACGCCGTCCACCTCATAATCAGCAAGATCAGCCGCCACTGTGATTTTGCTCTGTACGCCCCAGACGCTGGCCAGCGTCCCGGTAAAGCACACGTCCAGCCATACTTTTACCGGCTTAACACCTACAGTAATTTTCTGGTCAGCATCCAGCTGGGCGCGCAGGCCACCCACGTATCCCGCGCCGCGAGTAACGAAAAACTGCGTGCCGCTTTTTCCGACCAGCCAGCCATCACCGAAAAACGCAGCCGGGCCGTAAATATCGGTATTTTCCAGGCGCTGACGTTCATCCATCGCCCCCATGCGCGCGGTGAAATCAATCTGCCACGTTTCCGCTGGCGTGCTGATACCGGTTTCCTGCTGTGCGCCGCTGTACTCCATCAGGAATGAACGTGTCAGAACGTTGCCCTGCTGGCCTTCGCGGGTTTTCAGCTTCTGCTGTGCCGGGGCATGTACGATCATGGCCAGCGTCCCGGTTGCGCTGTTCACCAGGCCAATCCAGTTAAACGTAAAATCGCCCGTGTCCGCGCCCAGTACTACCGAATGCACCACCGCATTCTGATTCACCACGCCTTTGCGCGTGACCGCCTGCCGGTGAACTATCTGCGCCTCTGGCGGGATGCCCTCGCTGCGGTCTACCGGCTTAGCCGGATCGAGACCCGGCACGTTCGCAAAAATAAACCCATCCAGTAAGACCGGCTCGCCGGATTCCGCCTGGCGCGCTTTCCACTGCTCAAATGCTGTCGTGATAACTGTCTGTGACATAATTTTCCCTTAAATTCTTGCGCTGAACGTCGCGCTGGCCACGTCCGCCCCGGCGATGCGCGCCGGGTAAACCACATATTCACCCTGGTCCCAGCCTGCGCGGATGGCGAACGGCTGCGAGGTGATCACCTCAAACTGATAGCGGCGGCACGTCCTGCCGTACTGCTGGATAATCTGAAGCAGCAGTTGCGCGTTGTCCGCAATCTGGCTGTCTGAAACGCGCACCTGTATTACGTCCCAGTCAATGCCGGGCTGGCGCTCAACCAGCTCCACATACCCGATACCCAGCCGCTCAAAAATGCTGATAAACCCGGCCACTGACCCGGCATCACGTGCGTTGATAAACGCAAATGCCACGCGCCTGCGGAACAGCGAAAGCGGCTCACCGTTGAAGCGGGTAATATCCCGGTCATACGCCAGCAGATTCAGCAGCGGTTCAGAACAGGTCAGCGGATCAAACTGGCTGACCGGCCACGTAATCCAGCCGTAAACCTGCGCCCAGAACCGGCGCGCGGCTTTCAGAAGTTTGTCCGGCTCCCCTTTGCGCATCCATGTAGGCAGACGCAGCCCGGCCAGCTTTTTATCGAAATCAGTCATGTTCAATACTCACTGTCAGGCTGTTAAGACGCGGCACGCTCAGATCGCTGACGATATCGCCCAGCGAAAAGGTGACCGAATCGACTTCCGGAAAAGCTCTGTGCAGCTCGCGCCCAAGGTTCGAAAATGAAAAGCGCGCGTAGGGCCACGTCTTTTTAACGTCATAGTCAGCGTTTTCACGGAATGCGCTGCGGATAAGGTTTCCGGCATTTTTAATCAGCAACGCCTGATTTTCGGCAGTCATGTTGTCCGGGTTTTGCAGATACATTTTCACGCTCAGATCGTGCCGGGTTTCCGGCATTCCGAAGCATTGCATATCGTCGCCGTGGCCGTGATGGCCCTGCGTGTTGATGTAATCATTAACCGCCGTGATAAACGGATCTGACAGCACGCCGGAATCCAGCAGCAGATAGGCGTTTGCCGTTCCCGGTCCGCGCGGCGCATCGTGCAGAAAGAAAATCCGGTCAATGCTCAGCCCCACTACCCCGGCAATTATTGAGCGGTAAACAGCGTCAGTGTGGTAGTTACCCACCAGGTTAAACTGATTGCGGCAGCGCTCGCGCAGCTCGTCATCACTTTCTTCATCTGCGCCCGGCACGGTCAGCCAGTCTTCCTCACTCTCTGCCTGCACAATGCCGGTAACGGCCACCGGCAGGATGCGGTAATAGCCCGGTGCAAGGTTCCATGCGGCCCCCACATCTGACGCTCGCACCGGGATCAGCGCGCTGGCCACCCCAGCCGGAATGGTGAAATCAGCAACGGTCACCAGCTCGTAAACCACGCCATTAATGCGCTCAGTCTGGATACGAGTACCGGCCTGCACGGTCACATCAGCCCCCGCACTCTCCTTCGTGAAACGGATCACGCCCTCAGCCCGGCTTGCCGGTTTTGCCGTGACGTTGACCGCCCACGCCAGCAGGCGCAGCATCTGGCCGCCTGCCGTGGCCACGAACATATTCACCAGTACCGTATTGATCATGACGTCCGTCAGCCACAGCACCGGCGCGGTGATAATGGCCGTGACCAGCCGCCAGAACGGCGACATGCGCGACGTATTGGTGATAAGTCCCTCCTGCGCGGCAATGTCCGTAAAGCGCGCGTTCAGCTCCGCTTCCGTCACCGGCATCCCGCTGGCTTTCACCACCTCCGTAAAATCCACCTGCGGTTTGTCCGTCATATATCCACCCCGTAAGACAGTGCGCCGAAGTCGTATGTGCTGGCCGTCACCCAGAGGCGTGACAGGCTTTCTTCTGTCAGCTCAATGGTGCCAGGGATAATCCGCTCATCGTCTTCAATCAGTAATTCAAGCCGCGTCAGAATATCAGCGCGTAAGGTCGGGCTTCTTTCAGCAATCATTTCGGTCATCAGGCCAGATTCAATGATGGCGTGTGCAATATCCTGCTGAATACTTTTACGGTTATTACACGTGACCGGCTCTTTGCCCGTATTTAAAACAAAGTTGCCGTTTTCAATCAGCAAATCGATATACAGTAATTCACTCATCCCGCCAGCTCCTGCCACTCCATCAGCTGCTGCGGCGTCATGCCGCCACCTGTATTAATTTCCACTTTTTCGATGCGTTTGCTGTTATCCGTTACGCTCCGGCTGTTGCTGGAAATGGTTTTATTAATTCCGCCTGTCTCTACACCTTTTAACTTGCCGCCGGTTGTCAGGTTATTTTCGATACGCGGCGGCGGTGCGGCAGGTTCACCAAATTCCGCAATATCTACGCCGGGAATTTTATTTATTTTGCTGATAATCCAGTTCAGTGAACTCAGGGCCGTTTTTTTAATGTTGTCCCACAGGTTCGCAAAAAGATTCATTATCCCGCTGGCCATATTCCCCAGCGTTTGCGTTACGGAAAAACCGGACAGCAGCGCCACGAAGCTCTTCCAGCCTTCGCTGATAAACGCCCAAGCTTTACCAAACACACCGGCTACAGCGGCCACCGCACCGGATACAACCTGAAAGGCTTCGGTGTTCATCACGGCGGCTTTAATCGCATCCCAGTGCGCGATCAGCAGATAGCAGCCTGCGGCCAGCAATGCGACTGCGCCAATGATCAGCAGAATCGGCCAGCTCATGAAGTTAATGGCCACGCCAGTCATTACCGATGCCATGCGCACGGCCAGCAGTACGCCGCGCAGGGTACGCATGATCATGGCGTAAGCCTTTACCGCTGCCCCGGCCAGCCAGATCGCCCCGGTGTAAAGGCGCGTCACAAGCAGCAGCCCCATCACGATGCCGCGCAGCCCGGTCATGACAAACGTGGCCATGCCCATCACGATATTGGCCACCGCACCCGCACCGGCAAAGCTCAGCACGGCCAGCGCCACATATCCGACCACGCGTGCGATGTTCGGAAACATCTGCATCCATCGCGCGAACGTCTGCCCCATATCCGCCAGGCGGTTCAGCAGCGGATAAATCACCGGTATCAGCGTCAGGCCGATCACGCGCCGGATGGCTTCCAGAATCTGAATAAAGCGGTCCCACGGCTTAACCATCTTCGCGGCCATTTCCTGCGTGCGCTTAAGCCCGTCATTTCCGCCCAGCTCAGTGATGTTACGCTGCAGTGCTGTCACGTTGCCCCAAAGCTGTTTTACCACCGCTGAACTGTCACCGAATGCGTCATCAAGCGCTTTCTGCGCCTCCACGTTACCGGTGATACTCGCCCCATATTTTGCCTGCAGCTTGATCAGGATTTCCGGCATGGACAGCATCTTTCCGGATTCATTTTTGAAGCTCATGCCCAGCTTTTTCGCGCCATCCTCTGCGCCGGTCAGGAATCCTTCATACGAACCGGACGCCTCTGTACCCAGCGTGCGCTGCAGCTCCCCCATCACGGCAAGCTGCTCGTTAAGGCCGATGCCGTAGTTTGTGCCGACGCCGCGTGCGCCCTCCATCAAATCTTTTATTGCGCCCATTTCCACGCCGAAGCGCTGACGCATAAACGCCACTTTCCCCGAAAGCTGTTCCGCAAACTGCACGTTGCCCAGGCGCTCCGCATCCTCGCGGAAGTTACCGAACATCTGCCCCATGAACTCTGCCGACTCCGCTGCCGTGCTGCCCAGCGCAGCGGCGGTAAGGTTGGCAATCCGGGTAACCTTCGGCAGCTCGTCACCGGTCAGGCCGCTTATGGCGGCGTTAATGCTGGCCGTTGACTGCACAAACTCCACGGCGCTTTTGCCGTAGGTCATCGCAAAAAGGTTCGCGTCCTTCTCAACCTGCTGCAGCGCTGTGCTGTCGATGCCACGCGCGGTCTGCTCCTGCAGCGCGTCATACATTTCAATGGCCGGACCCAGCGCGCCTTTGATGGCCTGACCCACGCCCCACAACGCCGCACCGCCAACACCAACGCGCTGAAACGCTGACCGTGACTTGTCTGCAAATTCCGTGACGCCTGCCTGTGCCTGACGAAGCGGCCGCGTTACCTTGTCGATCAGCGATAACGTAAATTCCAGCTGTTTCATTCGCTTCCCTTAAACGCCAGCGCAATGCCATTAGCTACGGCAACGCGCTGGTTTTCCCAGTGCCGGTTATCAAGCCACAGCGCGGCGGCAAGATTCTCCGCGCTGTCATTCTCTCCAGGCAGCCAGTGACGGCGTAAAATCAGATATTGTTCGAGTCCGTTGGCGTCAATATTACGGACCCGCTCGCTTAGTTTTTTACGGTGATTTCCAGCTCTGGCGTATATTCTTCCAGCACCTTGCCCACAATCTGTAACGCCGCGCCCGGCAGCGCCAGTAATTCCTGCAACGCTTCTTTTGTTTCCGGCGTGACGATACGAACCAGAAAGTTATGCGCCGGGGAAACTTTATTTCCCATCGTAATTTCGTTGATATATTTGTTATAGGCGGTGACGTTCGGCGTAAAAGAAACGTCTTTGCCTGCGATGGTCATTTCAATTTTTTTATCACTCATGCTTTCTCTCTCTTAAATTAATTTCGTCAATAAGCTGGTTATGGCGCGCCGCGCAGGTTGAATAAATATCAATCCACTGAATTAATAATTCCGCTGCGGCTCTGCCGTTGGTTCCGGTTAATCGGGGAAGATTAACCGGACATTTAGTTTTTAGATTTTCCTGATAGGGTACGTTCTGCGTTTTCACTGGCGGCGTTGTACAGCCTGAAATAATCACCAGACAGGCAATCATTACTGAAAACAGGTTTCTCCAGTTCAGCGCGGATGCCTGCCGGTATCGCACCTTTTAATTCCTCCAGTTTGTTCTCAAGCTGCCTGGCTGACTCGCTTGCCACGTCCTGCAGCTGATCACGCGTCCTGTCAGCGGCAATCCCGGCGGCACGTTCGGCAACCAGTTCCACGCTGTCGCGCTTCCACTCCGCGCCGGTCCATCCCGCCAGAAACGCCAGCGCCAGACCGGCCAGCACAAACAGCACGTCTCTGGCCATCAGCGAACACCGTTATGCTCAAGGCTGAAGTGGTTGCCGTCCGGGTTCGACTTAAAACGCCCGCCCCAGCTGCCGCCCAGTGCTTCCCAGTATTCACCCAGCGCCCGGTAATCCTCGGTGCGGGTTTTATACTCGCCGTTAACAAACAGGTTAAAATCCACCGCCAGCCGCTGCGTGTGCAGGCTGTTGGCGATGCCGCTGCCCTTCTTCGCATTCAGCGCGGCCTGCTCCGGCGTGCGGTAGGCTTCCCCGAACGTCAGGCGCATCCCGTGATCATTCGCCCAGGTGATCAGCTGCGCAATCAGCGCGGTGAATAACTGCTGCTTTTCCGATAGCGTCACTTTTACTTCTCCTTATCGTCGCCACCCAGACGGCGGCGTAACCACATTTCGCAGAACTGATAACCCAGAATCCCCAGTCCCGCCCCGACCCCGTTTACCGCCAGCGGCGACATATCCGGGAACTGCACCAGCGCCGCGCCTGCTGCGACTGAAATAGCCGACCCCAGAATGACGCGCCCGGCAATCAGGCGCGGCGTGATTTTTTCATTACTGGCCAGCACCTTGCCCAGCGCGATAACCCCGCCGAGCAGCAGCAGCTGCATCAGTGTTTTTTCATGGTCCTGCATCGTATCCCCGTTAGCTGATCAGGCTTTCCGTTGCCGCCGCTTCCAGATACGGCACGCCGTTAATGTTGACGAACTTCGGACTGGTCACGAAGTATTTCACCTTGTGCGTGCTGATAGCGCCGCCCTTCGGATCGATATCCAGTACGTTACTCAGCACCAGTTTGCAGCCGAAGGCTTCAACCTTCGTTTCTTCGCTGCCGACCTTCGCATAAAACAGAAAGTCCAGCGTGTCGATGCCGCGCCATGACCCGGCGGCACGCGCCTTCGCGGTCAGCTGCTGAAAGGTTTTGCTGCTCAGCTCAATCTCACCTTCTGCAGCGACTTCCCCGGCTACGTGTCCGTCCGGTACGCCGCGCGTGGACGCCGCCGCCGTGCTGTCCGTGATATCGAGAGAGATTTTTTCGACGTGAAGTAATTCCCCGTCGATGTTTACATCGAATGACTGACCGCTGATGCGCTGGCTCATGCTGCCCCCTCTGTGCTGTCCAGGCTGGTATCCAGTAGCAGCCCCACGGTAATTTCCTTTGGTGATTCAACCGGACGCATCACGATATAAATCTCCACCTGTTTAGCGCTTTTCCAGCTGATTGATACGTCACCGTCGCGCGGCGATTTCACCTCACCAGGGAAACGGATGCCGTTAATCTGGACTGACTGCGACATTTCACGCAGTGGCTTCGCAAAACTCTGCTGCGCGGCGGCAATGCTACCCGGCGTGCTGTTCAGTGTGCGATCAGCGATTCGGGCAATGGCCAGCAGGCGCACGCGGCGCGCGATTTTGTCCGCAATACGCAGGTACTCGATAACCTGATAATCCCCGCCTTCCACATCCAGCGTGCGCCCGTCAGACCAGTAAAGCCCGTCATAGTCCGGATACCACATCGGCACGCTGAAACGCAGCTTTTCCAGCGCCTGCAGCGTGGCCAGCTCCAGCACTTTATCTGTGCCGTCCACCGGCAGACTGTCACTGCCCAGACTTACCAGCGCCCCGGTTTTCACGCGCGCCGGGCTGTCAGCAATGGTCACGGCGCGATTACAAAGGCGACCGGCCAGCACGCCCGGCTCATTGCCCCACAGGCGCGGAACCAGCTGCACCGCTGACGCAGAGATTCCGCTCTGCAGCTTACTCATGCGCGTCAGATAATCCGCCCAGGCTTCACCAGTCTCCGGACCGCCAACTGACAGAATGAACCACACCCAGCGCCCGAACTTCGCCAGCAGCGCGCTGCGAAGCGAGGCGGCAGCGTTAATTTCCTTCTTATCCGGAACATCCGCGCACAACACGACCCCTTCCACGGATGCCACCTGCTGCGCGCTCAGTACGGCATCTGCCCATGCCGACAGCTCTGCATCTTCGGCCAGGACGTGAACGTATGCGGACCAGTTCTGACCGGCATTTTCCAGCGCGGCCATGACCTGACTTTTCAGCGCCGAATCCGCCGCACCCAGCTGCGCATCAAAATCGGTCTGCGTATTAACCGCCAGCGTCTTCCCGGCGTTAGTTGCGCCGCGTCCGATAAAGAGCACGACGCGCTCAATATCCTTTGTTTCACCCTGCAGCTGATTAAGCTGATTGACCGTTACATTTGGCCAGCTCATACCCTTCCCCTGATATCCTGCGCATTAACGTCCCAGCCGTAGCCAATGGCCTGCAGCTGGCGCGCCAGCGCCTTATTGAAATCGTCGCTGCCCATCCCAAGAAACGGACGGGACGGCACATCGACAGTCCATACCGTTTTTGCCGCCCGCCCTGTCAGCTTGCGGATCAGCAGACCGGCCTGCGCATATCCCATCGTTTCGGTAATTTCCTTAAACGGCGGCTTACGCCACCGCTTCCCGCGCTTCACTTTGTAGCCCAGCTTTCGCAGCCGTTTAGCCTGCGCCAGCGTGGCCATTTTTCCCGCCGGTGCGGGGCGACCCGTTCCGCGTGCCCTGACGCTGGTTTTCATTCCCTCCTGCTGCGCATAACCCACTGTCCCGGCAGGTACTGCTTTGTCCCCGTTCCGGTATCCACCGCCCTGCAGGTAAAGCCGCACGGCTTCAATTTCGGGCATTTCGCGGATGTGCAGAAGGTTTGGCAGGTTGCGCAGCATCTTTCCCCGGCGGCGCGTTTTTCTTGCCTGCCACGGCGTGCCGTCCGGCGACTGCTGATTACGCACGTTGCGCTTTGCAGCCGGGATCACGCCATACTTCGCCATGCGCCAGATAAGTCGCTGGCGCTTTTTGTCGGGCAGCTCAAGCTTTGCAATCTCGCGGCGCATTTCACGCAGCTGCGCGGCGTTAATCTCCGCCCCGAAAATCACTCCGCTACCTCCGTGTAAATCATCGCGCTCAGCGCCGTCCAGATTTCCGGATCGGCCAGCCGGTAACGCCCGCCCTGATAAGGGATCGGCCCGTTTTCATCCGGCACGATAATCAGCCGTTCCGCCATCGGCACCGTAACGGACACAATTGCGGTTTCCTCGTCAATCAGCTCAATGTCCCAGTCGGGATCGGCATTCGTTATGCCGACCTGACTGAATAAATTCCGGTCCTCTGTATCAGTCGCCTGCCACACTTCCAGCAGCGCCATCAGCAGACGCGGATCACACTCACGGTACGGGAAGCGCTCCCAGATAAGCTCTGCGTCATAGCGGATCACCGAAAGCTGCACCTGCCCCAGCCCCATATCACGCGCGGCGGGGATGGTTTTAAGTCCCGTCATTTCGCTGGTAAATGACTGCATGGCACGCTGCGGCATTTCTGACTTAATAAAGCTGGTCAGTGATTCAAGCTGACTCTCTCTGCTCATACCTGCCTCACCGTGGCGCGCTTAAGCCCCTTAATCAGACGGATAGTCACTGAAGCCTCTGCCAGCAATCCCTTGCGCGTTTCATCGCTCTCCTGTCCCGGATGCGACTCGCGGCGGCCAACTGACGCAAACTCGCCCATCAGGTCCGCTTTTGCCCTGGCATACACCGCTTTTTTGTACTGTGCCGCCAGCTGACTGATGCCGTTCATACTGACCCCCGGCACGTCAGCAGCGGTCTGGTGTCCTGCCGCCCGGTGCTTTTCCTGCACACCGGCAAGCCCGCTGTTTACCTCCGCTGCCGCCGTAAGTAGCGCATTCGCCACTGTTTCCGCATCCACGTCAGCCGGAATACTGCGGCTGCGCTGGAAGTCTGACAGGTTCATATCCGGCCAGAATCCGTCATTGGTCAGCGGACTGTCCTGGTATTCAATCGGCTTGCCACTGAACATAAAATCCCCCGTAAAAAGGTGGGCTGACCGGAATCCACGGCGCATTACACTATGTGTTCTGCCCTCATCCGCGCCCACCCGGCTTGCGGTAGTCGTTATTCAGCCGTAAGCGCCCGGATGCGCGCCGCAATCGTCTTGCGCATCGTGCCTACGCCTGCCCTGTGATACTTCGCCTCGGCGGCCGCCAGCAGCCGGTCAGCCTCAGACAGCGTTTCGACGCTATCTGACGCCGCCGCCCGCGCCTGTCCTGATTCATCACGCAGCAGCAGCAGCCCCGCGAATTTGAACCATTTGGCGGTGATTTCCTCGTGCAGCCGCCAGCGCTGCGTGACGTTCTCAAACGTCCGCGAGAAATAAGGCTCTAAGTCTTCACCCGCCTGGCTTGCCTGCTCTGCCCAGTTCATCATCTGATCGGCCACAAAGGCCGGGAATCGTGATTTGATGTTCTCAGGCGTGGCCTGCTCCTGCGCAATGGCAATGTCTGCCCAGTCCAGCGCCTGATCGAACTCGCCCACGTCAAACAGCCAGATGACGCAGTACGCGAACACCGGATTGGCATACACGCGCCCCAGTTCAAGGTAACTTTCCACCGTGGGCATCCACTTCGGCAGCAGCACATCACGCTTCATGGCCACGCGCTCCGCTGTGGTATCGAGGCTGCGCAATACCGCCACGTCTTCCATGATTTCCTGCATCTGCAGGTGAAGGCTGGCCGTGGTGTTTACTTCCTCAAGCCGCGCCTGCTGCTGCTGCATGGCCACGCGCTGGCTGTGTCGCTGTGCGGGTGAAAGACTCATGGTTAGCCCTCTGCCGGTTCGGTCACCTTACCGATGGTCACCGCATCTTCGTCAATGGCCGCGTACAGCTCCGGCTCCTCAACGGCGTAACCCTCATTGCGCAGGTACTTGTTTTCGTACTGTTTGCGGTCTTCCACAAACTCCGCCTTACGCTGACGCGTGCCGCGTTGCGTGTAGATGTGCAGGTTTGACAGTGGCGTGACCACCATGCGCTTGCCCGGCATAAACGGCGGGATAATCGCGGTGCGCCCGGCAATGGTGCTGCCCAGCATCTGCGCGGCGATTTTCTCCGTGGGCTTGTCCGCCTTCTGATACAGGCGGTATTGCTCCGCCGCGACCAGATCGGCCCCGACCAGCACAACCAGACGCGGATCGTTACGGAACTGTGCCGGAATTTTGGCGTTAATCAGGTCAGAGGCCATCGCATCCAGCGAGTGATAATCACCGGCATCGTCCAGGGTGACCGCATCGGTCATAATCTGGTAACCGTCTTTGAAACCCTTCATGCGCTGATGCCAGCCGATATTGACGTCTTCGCCGTTCGGGTTTTTCTCCGGATCGGTTGTCGTCGCCACCTCTTTGCCGTTAAAGCCGATACGCAGCATGTCCAGCGCAAACGCCTGATTGGAAAACGTCTGCACCAGCTGGAAGAACTCACCCTCATCACCGGCATTCGCCCACAGTGAAAGCAGATCCCATTTCAGCGCCGCGCAGGAATCAGTTTCGACCAGCTTGTAATCGTTGCCGCCCACACCGACTTTGCGACGAAAACGCCCGTCAGCCACGCGCCCGGTATGAAGTGCCGACGCACCCACCGAAACGACCTGGCCGCTCAGCTGGTCCACGTCTGCCACGGTGATCATGTTCAGGAACTCCACGGACTCCAGCAGCGCAGCGCGGAGGCTGGTTTCCTGCGGATCGGTGAGGCTGAATGCGCGGGCCGGATTCGTCACGCTGTAATGCTCAGCCAGTCCGGCAGAGAAAGCGTCAATGAATGCCAGTGCGCGTTTGTTTAACTTCATAAATAACCCTCTCGCAAATAATGCGACTTATAGAAACTTCCCTGACGAAGGCGAAATTAGATGAATTTAAATTTGCGGCTTTCCTGCTTATCGCCGGGCTTACGCTTCGGCAGCTGTGTAATCTTGTTATCCAGCTTTCCAAAGTTTTTAATGACTGCCCCGATATTTTCACGCAGCGTTGCAAATTCCTGCGTATCCACCACTTCGGCAATGGTATCCACATCTTCCTGCGTGGAAGCCAGCTGCGTTTCAATTGCAGACACACGGCCTTCCAGATTATTCAGGGCTTCAGCCAGCGCCTGTAATTTGTCGCTGTCTTCCGGCGCATCAGTCGTCACATCATCTTCAGCGAATTTTTTCGGCTGAATGCCAAACAGCTTTTGCCAGTTTTTCATTTTTGTTTCCTGTTCCACTTTTCCATTCCGGCCAAACTTATAGCGATAGCAGCCGGGTTTGATTTTTTTGCGCTGGCTAAAGCGCATACGTGAAGTGCCCACGCTGGCAGGCGAGTCCGTTGCCGCCAGCCCTTCGAGATAGCTGCGCCCTGTGCCGCGAAAGTTTCCGTCTTCGGTCAGTTCTACCGAAAAATAAAGAAGCTGATCGCGTTTATTGGCTTCAATCAGGCTCATGTTCGGACTGATTTTTGCGTAAAGCCTTACCAGCCCGTCATCACCTTCCTGCCACATCACCTGTTTTACGCAGCCTCCATTTCCGTAATCGCGTTCATGCTCCGGCCAAATAAGTGCGGCGTATAATTCAGGGTCATATGTTTCAGCAGCATCAATTAACCATTCCCGTTTTAATTCCCGGCGGTCAACCGTATCTCCCTCGGTGGCAATACACAGCCAGTCAGTACATAACTGTGACATATATTTTCCTGCCCTCCGTAACAGCAGAGCCATTATTAATGAATTAAACGCCTGCCGCACCCTGACAAATTCTGCTGTGTTCGGATAAAGGTAATTAGACGAACCATAAAGAATCAAAGCGGGATTTTTATTTACTCTGCATCGGCATAATAGCGATCAGGCAAATAAAGGAATGAATTTATCAGATGGCTAAATACAGTGAAGAATTACGCGGCGTTGCGCGCGCCCTGTATTTAAGGCGATATACGCCGAAGGAAATTGCCAGTGAATTAAATCTGCCGAATGCGCGGATCATTTATTACTGGGCTGAAAAGGAAGGCTGGGCAGATATGCTCAGCCATGAAAGCACGGAAGATGCGATAGAGCGCCGCATCCAGCTGCTGACCGGGCGCGATGGCAAAACAGAGCTGGAACTGAAAGAACTGGATCAGCTGATTGCCCATGCGGTAAAGCTGCGCGCGCAGCACAACAAACACAAAGAGAAGCTGGCCGCCGCGCGCCCGGCATCTGCAGGCAGCAGCAACGGCAGCATTGAAGAGGAAGGTGACCAGCCTCGCAGTAAACGCAAATACAATAAAAACGACGTATCCGGACTGACGGAAGACGACCTGAACTTATGGGCTGAAGAACACCTGTTTGGCTACCAGAAACACCTGCGCCTGAACATCGGCCAGCAGGTGCGTAACATCCTTAAAAGCCGCCAGATCGGTGCGACCTGGTATTTTGCTTTTGAGGCGTTTGAAAATGCCGTGCTGACCGGCGACCCGCAGATTTTCCTTTCCGCATCGCGTGCGCAGGCGGAGGTTTTCCGCTCATATATCGTCAACATCGCCCAGGAATATTTCGGCATCACGCTCACCGGCAACCCTATCCGCCTGAGCAACGGCGCAGAGCTGCGCTTTCTGTCCACGAACAAGAACACGGCGCAGTCATACAGCGGCCACCTCTACTGTGACGAATATTTCTGGGTTCCAAACTTCGCGCGGCTGAATGAAGTGGCCTCTGCGATGGCCACACACGACAAATGGCGCACCACCTACTTTTCAACGCCGTCAGCCAAAACGCACCAGGCTTACCCGTTCTGGACCGGCGAAGAGTGGAAAAAAGGCAGCAAAAAACGCGCCGCCGTGGTGTTCCCCACGTTTAACGCCATGCGCGACGGCGGACGCCTCTGCCCCGATGGCCAGTGGCGCTATGTCATCACGATGGAAGACGCGATTGCCAACGGCTTCAACCTCGCCAGCATCGACAAGCTGCGCAACCGCTACAGCAAAGACACTTTCGATATGCTGTACATGTGCGTGTTCGTTGACAGTAAGGACGCGGTATTCAGCTTTTCCGACCTGGAAAAATGCGGCACTGACATTACTTTCTGGCAGGACCACGACCCGAAAGCGCGCCGCCCGTTTGGCGATCGTCCGGTCTGGGGCGGTTATGACCCTGCCCGCTCCGGCGACCTGTCCACCTTCGTGATTATGGCCCCGCCGGTGCTGGCCGGTGAGAAGTTCCGCGTGCTGGCCATTATCAACTGGCGCGGTATGAACTTCCGCTATCAGGCCAGCGAGATTAAAAAACTCTTTGGCCGATACAACTTCACCTATCTGGGCGTAGACGTGACCGGCATCGGCCAGGGGGTTTATGACAACATTCACCCCTTTGCCATGCGCGTGCTGAAACCTATCCGCTACGACCTGAGCACAAAAAATCGGCTGGTACTTAAAGCGGCAGACGTTATTGAAAGCGGACGCATTGAATGGGATGCGGATCTGAAAGAGGTGGCCGCGTCGTTTATGTCCATCCGGCGCGCCGTCACGAAATCAGGCAGCGCGGTGACCTTCGTTGCTGATCGCACGGCAGAAACCGGCCACGCAGAGGCAGCCTGGGCAATTATGCACGGGCTGGACAATGAGCCGCTAAACTACGAGCACAAACCTAAATCCAAATGGAAGTTTCAGAAGGCAGCATGAAAAAACGATATAAGCAACGCGCCAGCGGCGCACAGCAGGCGGCAGGTAAGCGCAAAATGTCCGTGCTGCGCTTCGGCAAGCCTGAACCGGTACTGACCACCGGCACCGATTACCGCGACGTCTGGTATGACAACGATTTTGATCACTACAGTCTCCCGATTGACCGCCTCGCGCTGGCGCAGCTGGTAAACCTCAACGGCCAGCACGGTGGCATTCTGCACGCGCGCAAAAATATGGTGCTGTCGGATTATCTGGGCGGCGGTCTGACGTTTGACAGCCTTGAAGCTGGCGCGATGGATTTGCTGACGTTCGGTGATCTGGGGCTTGTCAAAATCCGCAACGGCTGGGGCGACGTTGTTGCCCTGGAACCCATGCCCGGCCTGTATATGCGCCGCCGCAGGGACGGTGAATTTGTGGTGCTGCAGCAGGGTGAACCGCTGGTTTACGCTGAAGAGGATGTGATTTTTATCCGGATGTATGACCCGCAGCAGCAGATTTACGGCCTGCCGGATTATATCGGCGGCATTCACTCAGCCCTGCTCAACAGCGAAGCGGTGATTTTCCGCCGCCGGTATTATCACAACGGCGCGCACACCGGCGGCATTCTCTACACCACTGACCCGAACATGACGGACGAAGTTGAAGAAGAGATAGAGCAGCAGCTGGCCAACAGCAAGGGGATCGGCAACTTCAGCACTATTCTGGTGAACATCCCCGGCGGCGATAAGGAAGGCGTGCAGTTTATCCAGATGGGGGATATTGGTGCGAAAGATGAATTTGCCAACGTGAAGAACATCAGCGCGCAGGACGTGCTGAACGCGCACCGCTTTCCGGCTGGCCTTGCGGGGATTATTCCGCAGAACACTTCCGGCCTGGGTGACCCGGAAAAGGTGGAAGCCACCTATAAGAAAAACGAGGTTGCTCCACTCCAGCGCCGACTGATGATGGCGGTGAACGGTGATCCGGAAGTACCGGAACACCTTCACCTGAAATTTGCCCAGCAATCAAAGAACAAGGATGCGGCATGAGGCGTAATCGGATAAAATCCAGGCAAACTTACAACGCCGGAGCCGCAAATATGCGCGTGTTAAAAATTGAGTGCCCAGAGTGCAAATCGAAGGCGGTCATCCGTAAAACAAATCGCAAACATCGCGATATTGCTGATATTTATTGCTCATGTGCAGACGTTGAATGTGGACATACTTTTGTTATGAATTTGACGTTTTCCCACACAATCAGCCCTAGCGCCAAAAAAGGCGATTTACTGATTCAGCAGGTAATCAGCGGCATGTCAGCAGAACAAAAACAGCTGACTTTAAAACTTCTGCAGGCATCCTAATAAGTACGCCCCTCACTAACTGGGGCGCTTCTCCTCGCTTCGCTTTTCAGGTCAGCTAAAAGGTCTTCCGTCAGTTCACCCAGCCATTCATCAAGTAATGCGCGGCGTTTATCTTCCACCAGTGAATGAGTCATCATTTTCACTATAAAATCAATCCGTTCCACCTTAACTATCTGACTTAACGACGCAGACATTTCAACCTCCCTTACATTAAACACTGTATAACCATACAGTATAATATTCATTACGAAATATGAATCCTTTTTTGGGATTTATCTACTATAAACATGCGCTAACACCATGAATTAGCCTGAAGACCACCCCGGCCAGCACTCGTTTTTATTGGTATCAGAAACGTCTATAAGTCGCTCCGCCTGATACTTCAAAAGACCATGCCCCCTGAAAGAGATCGCGGCCCCGCTTAAAAGCCGGTCAATTTCTTCATCACTGCCTTCAAACCCCCTGGCTTTCAGCTCCACTTCTAACCTGCGGCGCTTCGGCCCCGTACAGTTATTGACAGAACTCCAAGGGGCGGCGTTGCCGCCAGAAAAGCCAGCCTCCGCTGACGCTTCGGCCAGTTTGGCGACCTTTTCCCACTTAACCAGACGTGTTGGCACTTCCGAACCGGCAGCGCGCGGACAGTAAACCCCCTGCACCCGCTGAACGTCTTCACCGTACTCATTGCCACATTCGGTAATTTCATAAGCCAGACGAACAACCAGATCAGACCGGGCAACGAGCGGACCGCCCTGCGCCTGCGTGTATGCTGCCCAGTCAACCGCCACGCTTGCAGATGCCAGAACCGCATCCATTTCCGGCTGCTCAATCTGCTGGTCACCGAGCCTACGCAGTTCACGCCACACCGTCACCGGCGCACCGCCAATCTGCTGAAACTGACGGATACGCCAGCGTGATGCCCAGGCTGAAACGGCTTTTGCCATTTCACGCGCGTTACCGCCCGTTTCACCGTCGCTTTCTTCATCAAGAGCATAGCCGTCGATGTTTTTAGATATGTATTTGGCGATATAGCCCGTTGCGCTGCCTTTGGTAGGATCAATCGGCTCAACGTGAAAACGCGCCTTTAGCGCCTTCTCTGTGTTCAGCTCCTCACTGTCAGCAATTCGCGCGTGATAACACATAATGTCCCGCACTTCGTCCACATGTTCAGGACGCATGAAAAGCAGCATGTGCCAGTGCGGCGTTCCATCGTGATGCGGCTCCACAACACGGAAGCCGAAAACGTGGATACCGGCACGGGCAAACGCAGCCCGGATTTTTGCCCAGACAGAGCAGAGATATTTTTGAGTATCGCGTGGGTTTGCGCCGTTCCACTGTGAAACGAATCCACCTTTGCTGTGTACGGCGTGAAAACGTGACGGCGCGGTGATCGTGTAAAAATCACCGGCATAGCCTTCGTGGTTGGCGATATCTTCAAACCCGCGCATACGCGCCATTAACTCACAGCGGCGAATAGCCGGATTAGCATTGCTGCGGTTGACCATATCGGCCAGCGCAATGCGATCACCATCCTCATTAACCAGATCAAACTTTTTGAAAAACTCGCGGTTACGCTTTTTCTGCTCTGCCCACTCTCCGAGTGTTCCGCGTGAAACGTATGGACTCGCAGCCTTCTGGACCTGCCCCACGGCAATAGCCATATGCTCACGGTGCAGATCACGACGACGCTGCAGACGAACCCTCCACCATTCAGGTGACATCATGCGCAGAATCGCGCTTTCAGCATTGCGACGCTTAATCCTGCCGGTCTTTTTAACTGACAGCCAGAAAGGCGGTGTAGTACCGCATTTCAGTGCTTCCTGCGCCAGAAATACATAACCCTGAGCCGTGCGCTGCTTCAGCTCGTCTTCATCAGGTTTATCGTCGGGCGTGGTCATTTCTGCCCAGGAGTGGAAAGCCTCGCCTAAGTGACTGGCAATGTTATAAGCAAGATCACGCACACGGTCCCGGTCATAGCCCGGCAGATCATCAAGGTTATCTTTGAAAGGTGAAGGCATACCGGTTGAGTAATCACGCTGCCATGCTGCGTTAACAAGTTTCAGACGTGGCAATACGCTCTTACCGATAGTGTTGCGTAAGAACGTATTGGCACGGCGGCGACCGTCTTTAGGTGACTTTAAAAGTGTTTCATATCGCTGGCCAAAATATCCGGACAGGTAATCCGGAATATTATGCAGGTACTGGCTGCGCCACTCATGATCGGTTGAATCACAGTGCCAAAGTTTAAGCTCTGTGTGAGTGATGCCCTGCGGTGCTCCAGGCGAAAAGAACTCACGCCGCATTTTATTTACGGCGTGGTATTCACCCTGTAACAAATCAGACTGTGCTTCAGACATTGGCAACCTGCTGCGCGCTCAACTTTTCAAACGCAACATCTGTCAGCTCTGTAAGACGTCGCGTTTCACTGACGAATGCGGCGAACGTATCCATATCCCCCTGAAGCACCAGCCGCCCGATAACGTCCGAAATGAGATCGCGCAGCAGCAGAATCTTACTGCTGTAAATGGCCATAGTCTGCGGCACCTGCTCCCGGATACCATCGACTTTCACCCATCCCAGTTTTTCCAGCGCAATAAGCATGTTTCCACCCGGCTGCTTAGGGCTGATCGCACGCAGGAAATAAACATCATCAATCCTGACTCTCATAGCGCTACACTCTCCACTTTTCCAGCAGATATACCTACGGCGGAAGTTTCCGAGGCAGTACTGTTAACCCTATAGCTCTCTTGCTCCCACTTTCCCCGGCCTGAATATTCCGGCATCATTCCCGCTGCATGAGAAAGTATTTTCATCGCATTGAACAGCACAGCAAATCCCGAATGGAAACTTAGATTTTTTAAGGAATTTTTATGAAAGACACATACCTTGATGGCGTAGAGCGCGCGACGATTGACGACAAAATTGATGCCATCGCTAAGAAAATGGCGAAGAAAGAAATGGGCGGTATGCCCATGGTGACTGCAGTTCAAAATGAAAGGGGCGAAGTCTACAGGGTAATAACAGTGGATGGTCTGAGTGCTTATATCGCACTGGTACAATCTATCGCTGGTTTGGGCCTTGAAGATGTTCATAAAGATAATTTAAATCCTGGTAAGTACGATTCATTGTTTGTTTTCAAATAGCCTTCAGGCGGCAGATGCCGCCTTTTCAGCTCACTTCGCAAAGTATTTACGGACATAACTCTGCAATTCTGTCCTGCTTACCAGTGCTCTGAACTCAACACTGCTTTTAAATTGATACTTCGCGATGTATTTCCCTTTGTTTTTCATTCCAGCGGTTACTGCCATAGCGCACCGCCTTTGCCGTCAATGGCTTCGGCTTCCTGCCGGATCAGTTCAACAATCTCAACAGCAGGCAGCCCTTGATTGGCTGCGTGCGTGGCCAGACGATCAAGGCGGCCCGACAGCTTAGTTGCCATATCTTTGCCACCTTCAACACGCGCCTGCTTGCACAGCTCCTGTACCAGGTCAGTACTGCCGGCCGGTTCCTTTTTTAAATCCTGACGGGTCATTCTCATGGCATTTTCTCCATTTAAGAGCGCACGAATCCCCGGCTATCCGATGGAAAGCCAAAAAAACGTGCGACGGGTTATTAGTGCTTTAAAAGCGAATTAAGGATCGAGGAACGGAAAGGCTTCACATGCATCTGCGACTGGTTAGGTGATGACAGCGAATGTAATTCGTAAGATACGCTCCACCATGAACGGATAAGCGCCACAACGGGCGATGCTCCAAGTAAGCCCGCGGCAAAGTAAATCGCGCGGATTGCGCTCAGTGCTTCAGTCTGCTGTGTGTGGGTTTCCGCCTCGCGGAATGCACGACACCAGAAAGCAGCACTTACCAGCAGCCACTGAATTTTGTCGTCCAGGTGAATAGTGTCATTGAAGACGAATTGTTTAAGCGCGACTGTGCTGCCTTCGGTGTCACACTTGCTCAGGAAGAACTCCGCATAATCCGGGTTAACACCCCAGTCGCGGAAATCCTCAAGCAGCCCTTTTTTTTCAACGGTGATGATATTCATAACATTTCCTCAGTGGGCGCGATTGTCAGCGGGTTTACGCAGCTGCTGCCGCGCCTTTATCAGCTCATGTACTGGTGTTCCCGGTACAGTGGGGACTGCTCGCGCTGCGTTCAGCGCGCTCGGTGATGGTTTCTTTTCCTGTTGAAACGCCAGCGGCCCCAGCCCTTTGAACATTTCAACCATGCATTTCAGACGCTGCAGGCCGCGCTTAATCTGGTGCAACTCGCGGTCTGTGAACTGGCCCCACGAATAACGGCAGTGACGCGCCTTTAAGCCTGAAGCGTGCAGAATAATTCCGCGCTGATGTTCGCTAAGCCGCTCCCAAATGCCGTATGCCTGTGTGCTATGGCCAGAAACCATCTGGCGCAGCACGCTCAGCCATTTCTCATCATTTGCATTCATGCTTTGCCCCATGATTTTTACGGGTTAAAGCAGGATTCCAACGCAGACCGTTGGGCAGCTGAATTGTGCCGTGGCCATACGCAGGCAGCTGTTTCGATGGCGACTGGCGCTTTAACAGATTCACAAATACGATCATGTTCACCTCACGCAACGATGCCAGGCATTGAAGCGCTTACCACATCAACGGCAGCGGCCAACACCGGCACGGTTTGAAAACGACTTTCAACGGAATAGACGAGTAAAGACAGGCTGCGAATAGCATCACTGGCTCTGTTAAGAATCTGATTGCGGCGTGCAACGGTCATCTTTTCCGTTGAAACCGCTTCCCCAGCGATTACACCGACACTGGCCACAGCAGTTAATGCACAAAACTGCATGTTTTCAGGTCTGGCGTTGTTTACCGGTACAGAAGGCTGACAATTAATCTGACGCAGAAAACCGTCCAAAATAGTTGGGTCTTCGGTGAGATCGATGATGGCCAGCAGTTCAGGTAATGTCAGTTGGTGCGACTGGTCCGGATTCAGCTTGTTGCGCAGTGTGGCCGGTTGCATTCCTACTTTTTTAGCCAGTTCTGTGACGTTGTGTGCCAGTGAAAACTGGCGGCAGGCATCATCAAGATGGTTTCGTACTGAAACTTTATAATCGTACATGATTCGCACCTTACGAATTGATAGCCTGGAATTACGCGTTAAACGAAACGTTGCATTCGCTTAATGCCATGACGGTCAGAGCAGCCATGTTGATCTCAACCAAGCCTTTTTTTTGAGCACCTTTGGGCTTGATAGGCAGCTTTCCGTATGAAATCAGGTTTTCAGCAGTGCTACGCGACATGCCAGTACGGCGGCAGTATTCATCGAGTGGAATGTACGGATCAGGAATCACAATTGTAATGTTAGGACGCATAAGGCAAACTCCTTTGTTCCCCGATAGGGCAATATCGGTGGATATAAGTGGATATTACTCATTTTGACAACTCAGGAGTGATGCTACTTCTCAATAAAGAAACTGTCAACGATTGACTGTTCATTTTGAAAAGTTGCGATATTGCATATGGGCAAATTTGACGTTGATTTTGATGGGGACAGCGCCCCTGTACTCGATAGAATCATTGAAGCATATGGCTTCAGTCAGAAACTTATGCTCGCTGATCATTTAGGAATGGCAGCAAGCACTCTGTCTGGGCGTTACAGACGCGGTGGTTTTCCTGCTGATATCGTAGTTAGGTGCATTGCAGATACAGGTGTAAATCTTGAATGGCTGGCCACAGGGCATGGGCCTAAGTTCGACGATCAAAAGCTTGATGCAATGTCCATTAGGCGTAAAAAACTTTTAGATGGTCAGCTTTTCGATTCAGGCTACATCATGATTGATAAGGCATTGATATTGCCGCCGAAGCCTGAACCAGTCAGGCCAATTCTCGTTGTTGATGAAAATGCTCAGTATTTAATTGACCAAGAATTCACGGAAGTTTCCGATGGTGAATGGCTGGTACAAGTTGAAGGTAAGACTAGTATTCGAACTCTAACCCGCATTCCGATCAAAAAGGTTCGGGTAAGTGGTGTCGGTATGGCATTTGATTGTGGGCTAGATGACATAACCGTTCTCGGCCGCATAGGTCTGACGATTAAGTGATATGGCTGTAAAAAAACAAAATGATGGGCAATGGCTGGCCGATTTTTACATTGTCAATCGCAGCAACGGCAAACAGGGTAAACGCATTCGCAAGAAATTCGCCACCAAAGGTGAAGCCCTCGCATTTGAAAACTATACCCTACAGAAAGTTGAAGATGCCCCGTGGCTCGGTGAAACCAAAGAGCTGCGGAAGCTAACTGACTTAGTTCATCTTTGGTATGAGCGACATGGCATTACATTGCGTGATGGCGAAAAACGCAAAAGCGCTATGTTGTGGGCGGCTGAATGTATGGGTAGCCCTTTAGCTAATGAATTTAACGCTCAGCTTTTTACCGCTTATAGGGCTAAAAGGCTGGACGGTCAATTTGCACGTACTAAGCGCATTAGCCAAGTTTCGCCACGAACAATGAATCTTGAACACGCGTATTTCTTAGCTGTATTTAATGAACTGAAAAGACTTGGGGAATGGAAAGCCCCAAATCCGCTGGAAAATGTCCGTCAATTCCGTACTGATGAAAGTGAGATGGCGTATTTAACTAATGAACAAATAGACGCCCTTTTAGCTGAATGTCGCAATAGTAGCGCTAAGGATTTAGAGATTATTGCAAAGCTGTGTTTAGCAACTGGTGCCAGGTGGGGGGAAGCCGAAAGCCTTAAGCGTAGCCAAATATCAACAGGCAAGATCACTTTTATTAAAACAAAAGGCAAGCGTAATCGCAGCATTCCAATTGATTCAGAATTGATAGATGAACTGCCCAAGAAAACAGGCAACCTATTTTCTCCTTGCTATTATGCATTTCGCTCAGCGCTTGAACGGGCTGGCATTGATTTACCTGCTGGACAATTAACTCATGTACTAAGACATACCTTTGCTAGTCACTTCATGATGAACGGCGGCAACATCTTAGTGCTGCAAAAAATCCTCGGACATACAGACATAAAAATGACCATGAGGTATGCGCACTTTGCCCCCAATCACTTAGAAGAGGCATTGCGACTCAACCCACTAAAGTGTCGCAAAAGTGTCGCGCAAGCCTAAGATTATTGGCCAATATTGGGGTATATTGGTTTCCTAACCTCTTGATTTAAAGATAAGTCATTGATTATTGGTTGGCTGTTATGGTTCTCATAATCGCTTGGTCGCTGGTTCAAGCCCAGCAGGGGCCACCAAATTTAGTGATGAAAATCATACAGTTAAGCCACCTGCGCAAGGTGGCTTTTTTGTTTCCTGAATCTACTATTGGCAGCAAAATGGCAGCAGATGTTTTTTTGTCATCTCTAGTTGTTAATGACGACTGTGCAAAAGAGTGATGCCGGCCGTTTAAAATGGCCTTACAGATAGATCGTATGGAACAAAAGAATTTTTTATCTAAAGGTGAGTGGGCCGCAACATACGATTAGTAAACGTTTCTTAAATAGATAGGCTCTACAGTCATCACTAAAGTACATAACTTGTGGAGGTACATAGTTAGTGTGCCCGATATTTTATTGTGCGAGATGCAGCCAGCGACAAATGTGGTAATAATTGCCTAATTTTACCGATAATTTTTGTGAAGAACACAGAATATTTCACTGCATTTTTGCATAATATTTTTTATGCTTGAAGAAATTAATAAATCTATTGACTCTTTAAACATTAACGGTAATATATTAATTCCGCCAAAAAACTTTAGCCTCCCTCACTATAAAAAGTACAATTGGCACGGTAATTAATAGATATTCAAAAAGGAATTTAACTATGAAAAGAAATTTCATAACAGAGTACTGCATTGGCTATTTAAACAGTTATACAGGTATGATAACTGCTCACCAGCTATTAAGTGACGGAAAAATGTCACCTAAACAATCTGAAGCATTATCGGAATGTCATATATATGCCATCACTGCGATACCAACTACATACTTTAAAAAAGACTCTTTACGATATGATGAGAAAGGATTATCTGGCTCCATCTGCTATAAAGTAGATGGAGATGAAAAAGAAATTGAGTTTGAACATTTCCCATGGGTATGGGATGAAAATGCTGTAACTATGCAATGTAAGTATCCTTACAAAGAAGTAATAAACTATGATAGCAATGGAAATGAATGCACATACATATCTGCAAATTATCTTGCTACGACGTTTTTGAATAAAAATTTCAGCGAAAAAACTGACCTGAATGATTATGAAGTTTTGTATATTGGGCAGGCTTTGGGAAACCAAGGCAATAGAACTGCAATTGATAGACTAAACAGCCATTCAACATTACAAAAAATTCTTGCTCGAACCTCGCATGAATACCCAGATAAAGAAATAGTTATATTCATGTATGAGTTTAAACATGACAATATGTTTTCATCAATGGATGGCAGATCCCTTAATGCTGATAAGTCTATAAAAAATGAAGAAAGGCTTATGAACGCTATCCAAAACCCACCTAATAAAAAACAAAAGATAGGCTTGATAGAGGCCGGGTTAATTCGTTACTTCCAGCCTCCATATAATGAAATTTATAAAATAAAATTCCCATCAACAAAGCATAGAGTACTTAACTCCTGTTATGATCTTGACATGTCAGGTTTTGTCGTAGAAGTAAACTGTGAAAACATTAATTATTTTCTACACTCCAAATCTGTTAAATCAAGTTATCACCATATAGTAAAAATTGATCTTTTTAATTCTATAAATAGATCTTCTTTCTTTACCCCTGGTGAATTTAAAGTTTCACCCGACGTTATTAGTTAACTTCTTAGGAAAAAATCGTCGAGAAAAAACTCAGCCTTTTTTATTTATAGCGCATATTGTCTATTAATAATAAGGCTGAGTAAACTGAAAAACCAGCTCTCAGAGTTATCAAATAATTCACGCACAACTTAAGTGTTTACAGCTAGAATTTGTGTCTTCGCTTAAATAAGTGATAACACAAATTGCCGCGCGTCACGGGTAACTTAGTAAATAGTAACAATCACAACCACAATGGTTGCTGCTGATTTCTTCCCGGATGCGGCGGCACAGATTTAACGCTACCCGGTTTCATAATGTTCTCTGAAACCGTTTCATGCGATTTAAACGTGCAACTACAATTGATGTTCTGGCACTGGTTAAATCGTTCTTTGGTTGTTGCTGATACTTGAAAGCTGCTGCGGGTATGTGCGGCATTTCTACACAAGGGGCAATTCATCATAATGTCGTCTCCAAACCCAATTGAGATGAATATTACTAACTTAAACCATATTGAGATAGCACTATTCCATTTCAAGTGAATCTATTTTCACTTCAAGTTCAATGCTGGTCGTATAGCCGTTTTCCGAGCTCAGGCTGTGCGTCAGCGTCGTGATAATCCACTCCCCGGCATCAATCTGCTGTTTGAACCCGCTTACCTTCACCGGCATTTCCGTGTAGAGATCTCCGCGACCACGCGCCAGCTGGATTGAGAACGTCGCCACCCCGCGCTGCAGGCGCTCCCACTGCATTTTTGCGGCGCGTTCTGCGTTGGCCCGGTTCGCATAGGTGCGGCTCAGCACCAGGACGTTCTCATCCGTGCCGATCAGGTAATCGCCCTGCATCGCCTCCGGCTCCTTCTTCTGCGCGGCGGGCTTGCGCTTCACCGTGGTTTCCGGCTTCTTCTCCGGCTCGCGGGTGTGCAGCCAGCTCGCGATCACGCCGGTGTAGGCGTCACGATCAGCCAGCGTAAAGCGGTGGGCGTCGCCGTCTTTACGCACGAAGGTGATGGCGGGCAGCACTTTACCGCTCGCTGTTTTCCCCTGTCCCTGCCGGATAAAAAGCAGGAATCTGCTCCAGCGCGAAAAGCGACAGCCTGCCGCCGGTGATTTCCGGCAGCAGCACGCCCGACAGCGTGATGGTGTCATTGTCCGGACCGAGAAACTGCAGCGAGGGCCGCACGCCTAAGCGGCTGTTTGATGGGAAGCGCCAGCTGCGCTGAAGCTGCAGCTCCTGATACGGCACGGTTTTAAGCATGAAAACAAACAGGCCCAGCGTCATCATCATGAGTCAAATCCTCCACGGTCTCGGTAACTGCTGCGTGCGCGGGACTGCGCCTGCCGCTCTTTCGCCTCCAGCCTGCGCATCACCTCGTCGACCACGTCCTGCGCGCTCTGTCCCGGCTGCTGCACGATGGTGATCGGCGCGTGAATGCTTACGGGCGCTGCGTTCGCCACTGACTGCTGGCGCGGCGCGTCCTGCCGGCAGCTCTGCGCGGGCAGGCTAAGCGGGTGCAGCGGCTGTTCACGCTCACCGGCCCGCCGACGATTTCCGGACCGTTCTCACCCACGACGGCAAACTGGCCCGCAGGGATGTTGCCGCCGGTGTCGTACATGCCCGCAAACGCCGGGAAGCCGCCCGCTGGCAGCGCCACCTTTCCGCTTGGACTGACGCTGGCGGCCTGCGGCGGCACCGGCAGCTTCGTGCCAGCCGCAGCTTTATTAACGAGGCCGAACTTATCCAGCAGCTCGCCGATCCCGGCCTTCAGGGTGTCCAGCGGATGCATCACCATATTCAGCCCGTCGGCCAGCCACTGCCCGAACTGCCTGCCCATTTCGGCGGCGTTCTTCAGCTCGTCAGCGGTGGAATGCACCGGCGTCAGCAGGTCTTTAAACCAGCCGAACAGCGCCTGCACTTTGTCACCGATCCACTGGAACACCGGCTGGAGCGGTGAAAACGCCTCGCTGATTGGCCCGGCCGCAGCCCAGAAACCGTCCACCACGCCGCCTAAAAATGCTTTAATCGGCGCCCAGTATTTCCAGATGCCCTACTTTTATTGCCGCGCTGCCGGTGATGTCCGTTTCCGCATTGCCGCCCACTGTAATCAGCTGGCTCTGCTGCGTGGCCATGCTGTAATTGCCTGTCGTCACGTGCTGAATTGCTCCGGACATCGGAACAGGCAGCGGCACGGCAGGATAAACCGGCGTGCTGCCGTCCGGATTGCCGTCAGCGTCCAGCAGTTGCAGATCGACGGCATAGTGGGCCTGAAGGGGTCAGCAAAGTTTCCGCTTTTTACCGCCTCAGTCGGGGCAACAACGCGCGCCATTTTAGGCAGGTGCAGGCCGCTGGCCTGCTCCGGGTAATGGCCTTCAACCTGCCGTTGTACCGGTGTTTTTTGCAGCGACTGGCCGGTGGCACACAATGAATTAATACCGAAGAATGGAAGAGAAACCAGATCCACGCTGTTCTGATCATCTTTACAAAAATAAAGGCAAGAAAAACCGAACGGTGTCGATAACTAAAAAATCACATGCTGAACTGCCGTCGAGTAGAAAAACGCAGTTGCTCTTTAAACTTGCTTTTTTAAACTTTAGAAAGGCCTGCAACGCGCCGCAATCGAAACACATGCTGAGCAGGTAAGACACGTTTTGCGCCACACTTTCGCTTCTCACTTCATAATTGGTGGCGGTAATATTCTAGTTCTACAAAGGTTATTAGGGCATGCAGATATTAAAGTTACAATGAGACATGCACATTTTCAGCCAAATACTTTCCGGAAATGACGTTGATAAATATTATTGATCTTTTGAAATTATGAACGAAAGGGAT